ATAGAGTTACTGCAAACACATCAAAACTTGTGGTTCAGTCAATCCCTAAACATAGGTTCAGGAGCGTTCTGGGCTAACAAAGCAACCACCACACAAACACTGGTCACAGAGATAAGGAAAAAATACAGTGAGTTATGAAGAACAAATCAAAGACGGAGCGGCAAGACTCGCTCTGCTAACTGCAACTGATGTAGTGAGAATACAAGGTCTTGAAGATGCTCAATCAGAGTTTGGAAAAGGCTATAACGAAGGCATTGAACAGGCTATAAAGTCTATCCAGCTACTTCTGCAACAACTTGACACAGCAGAGGCTCCATCAAATGAGTGAATGGAAGAAGACAAAAGCCTTACTAGCTAAATACAAGAAGTCTCGCATCCCACTTACAGAGGCAGAACTAAACCTCATAAAGTATCTGAGACAGCAGAACAAAGACTCTAAATGAAACCATTTGACTTAGATCTCTACAACGCTGACGACAACGCTAAAGAACTTGTAATTCAATGGCTTAGTACCTATGGCTACAACATGGAGGTCAATCCAGACACTTATGGCATAGACCTAATCGGCACAGATAATACAGGTAAAGCAATAGCAGTAGAGGTAGAAGTCAAACACCATTGGAAAGGCTCACACTTTCCATTCAGAACAGTCCATGTTTCAGCTCGTAAACAGAAGTTCATTAGACCAGACTCTTACCTAGTTATGGTAAACCATGAACGCAGCCATGTATTAACCTTGAACTATGAGACATTAAGCCAGGCAAAGTTAGTAACTAAACCAACGATTTACACCACCGATGAACAGTTCTTACAGGTAGATGTAGAGATGGCTAAGATAAGGAAACTCAATGGCTGATTGGCACAGCAGTAGTGAATGGCACAAAGCTAGAGCCTATGCAAAGACAATACTTGAACCAATATGTGCAAGATGTAACAAAGACCTTGAGGGAAACGATTGGACAATCGACCACATGGTCGCAAGTGACCCACCGAACCATGACATCAGCAACCTCCAATCCATGTGCAGAAGATGTAACGGTTTCAAACAAGATAAAGTTCTTGAACGGATCACTTGGTCCAACGAGAGATGGCAATAGTCCTGAATAAATGAGCCATCAGATAAGCCCTATCACTGCCTGACTCAGTGGTAGGGTTTTTTCTATGGGTGCTGTTTCATCCCACGCAAGTTCTCAAAATCTTACCGAATGGGTTAGATTATCCGAGGGAAAGGACCGAGATGGTCAAGGATGCTTTAGAGGAATGGTTGAGCGGTTTAGAACTACAACTGGACCAAAAGATTTTAGCCAGAATCTGTCTGGCACTAGCTGACGACTTTGATGCAAAGGCGAATACAAGCACAGCTGCGGAACTTAGAAAGACTTACCTTGAATTGAAGAGGTCTTTGGGAGACCAGGTGCAACATGATCCACTTGAGGCGATTCTGAAAAGATGAGTGGACTAAAGAGGGGGATTAGATTACCAGCAATCTATACCAAACCGCTGACACGTTCTTTTATCTCTGATGGAGACAAACTAATCGAGTTAGTAAAGGTGGCATGGAAGTCTCCAGAGCAACCAGAGGGCATTGAGTTAGACGAGTGGCAAAAGTGGCTTTTACGTCACATGCTTGAACGCTATCCGCCTACACATCACCAATACCCTAATCAACTTCGGTATCGTCAAGTTATCGTCTCTATGGGTCGTCAGAATGGTAAGTCGCTGTTAGGTGCGATTCTGGGTGTCTATGGTCTGCTATTACATAATCAGGGTGCTCAGGTAATTAGCCTGGCATCATCGACTGACCAAGCCCGAATTATTTACTCTAGGGTTCTCTTTACTATTCAGCAGAATGAGTGGCTGGCTAAACGATTCAAAAAGGCTACTGAGCAACGAGGTATTCTGACTGCCGATGGTTCTGGTAGATACGATGTCAAGGCTGCTAAAGAGTCTGCTCTTCAGGGTATCCCAATGTCTCTCTGTCTGTTTGACGAGCTTCATCTTGCTAAGACTGGTATGTGGTCTGCTGCGGTTTTGGGTACTGCACAGCGTAAAGATGGAATGGTTATCGGTATTACTACTGCTGGAGACCAGTCAAGTGAAACGCTTATAGATCTCTACAAGTTAGGAACTGCTGCTTCACAGGGAGACCCTGACTTAGAGAGAATTGGGTTCTTTTGCTGGCAAGCACCTGACGGTGCACAGGTTGATGAACCTCTTGCTCTAAAGATGGCTAATCCTAGTATTGACGCTGGCAGACTCGACTTAAATACTGTGCTCTCAGACATTAGAAGTATCCCTGAGCATGAGGCTCGTCGCTATCGTCTAAACCAGTTCATCGCTGGAACTGCTAACTCTTGGATAGCGTCAGAACTATTTGCCAGAGCAAGTGGAGATGGAATTACAAAACAAGAAGATGTTGTCTTGTCTGTGGATAGAACTAAGAACTGGGAGTTTGCAACTATTGCAGCTGCTCGTAAGACTGAGGATGGAACTTTTGAAACTGAGTTGGTTGCTACTTACGCTGGTGCTACTGAGAGAGTTCTTTACAACAGACTTAAGGAACTGTACTCCAGGGGAGGCATTTCGGCTATCGCTGTTGATGACCGCCAATTACCTAATCTTGCTAAACTCCTGAAACAAGACGGTCTACCAGTCTGGCAGTTATGGACTAAAGAGATTAGTTCTGCCTGTTCAACTGTTTATGCCATGTTCTCTACTGGTCAGGTCAAGCATCGCAACGATCCACTTCTCCAGCTTCAAAGTCCAAAGGGTATTGCTAAATACACAGGTGAGACTTGGTTGATTAGTCGTAAAGAATCTTTAGGTGATGTGGATGCTCTTATGGCAACTATCATGGGTCTTTATGTTGCTGCGACACACCGAGAAGTTGGATTACAAGTTTTTTGACTTTTTGTAATTAGTGCTATACGTTCTCGATAGATGGCAAATATATTTGACAGACTTTTGGGTAGAGAACGTGAAACTCGTTCGGCTACTCCAATTTGGCCTACCCGTTCAGACTACTCTGTGGGTGTAAATGAGGCTTTAACTCTTACAGCTGTGTACAGGTCTATTCAGATTATTGCTACACCTATCAGCAAAATGCCTATGCAGACTTTCCGCTATGCGACAGGTCTTGAGGTTCCAGTTGAGAATCCTATTCTTGTAAACAAGCCAAACTTCTTAGACAGCAAAAGAGACTTCTTGTTTCAGACTGTCGTATCTATGGCTTTGGATGGCAACGCATTCTGGCTAAAGTCTTATGGATCTAATGGTCAGGTAAATAACCTAACTTTGGTTCCAGCTAACGCTGTAACTATTCGTCTAGTAAATGGCATCAAGCACTATGACTACCAAGTCAATCAGGACACTCCAGTAGCAACTACAACTACTGACATGCAACACCTCAAACTATTCAGCAGAGTTGGATACCTGAGAGGTTTAGGTCCTATTGATTCTTGCAACAAAGACATCTCAGCTGCATTAGAACTTCGTAACTTCGCTGCTAACTGGTTCGGTCAGGCAGGTATTCCGACAGGCATCCTAAAGACTGATAAGCCTATTGGTGCAGAAGATGCTAATGAGATTACTGAGAGATGGCATGCCAAGCAGTCTGAGCGTAAGGTCGCTGTTCTTGGTCAGGGTTTTGAGTGGCAGACTGTTCAGCTAAATCCTAGAGATGCCATGTTTACTGATGTGCAGGTTCAGCAGGTTCAGGCTATTGCTCGTCTATTTGGTATTCCAGCAAGACTGCTACTAACTGGCGTTGATGGATCATCAGATACTTACACAAACTTGCAAGACGAGAATCAGGTCTTCTATCGTCACACAATCATGGCTTACACCGATGCTATCTCTGATGCTCTATCAGAATGTCTGCCTAGAGGCACAAGGGTTGAGTTCAACTTTGAGGGACTTTTCCGTGCTGACATGGCTAACCGTTTCAACATGTATGAGACCGCTATTCGTGCGGGCTTTATGACAACCGAAGAAGTAAGAAGAAAAGAGGGTCTAGAATGACCGAATTAGAAACTAGAAGTTTCGAAGTAAGACTTGAAGCTGACACTAGAGAAGTA